CAGGGCACCAGGGCCGTCGAGCAATATGACCTTATGCGCCTGGAGGATCCCACCGTCGCCGCTGTCCTGGCCGGCCTGTCCCTGCCCATCCGCCGGGCCGTGTGGCAGGTCGAGCCGGCGAGCGATTCAGCCGCCGACGTCGAGGCCGCCGAGTTCGCCTGGGACTGCCTGAACGACATGTCGCACACCTGGGACGATTTCCTGTCGGACGTGTGTACCATGTTCCCCTTCGGCTGGTCCTGGTTTGAGTGGGTCCTCAAAAAGCGCCGGGGCTACCAGGCGCCCGGGGCTGCCTTGCCCTCGTCCCGCTTCGACGACGGCCGGATCGGGCTCCGCAAGATAGCTCTGCGCTCCCAGGTCTCGCTCGATCACTGGGAGTACGACGACAACGGCGGGATCCAGGGCCTCTGGCAATCGGCCCTCACCCGCCCCCGGCCCGTGTTCCTGCCCATCTCCAAGGCGCTCCTGTTCCGCACAACCCGGGAGATGAACAACCCCGAGGGCCAGTCGGTGCTCCGGGCCGCCTGGCGAGACTGGACCTACAAGCGCAACATGGAGCGCATCGAGGGCATCGGCCTGCAGCGGGCCATGGCCGGTTTCCCCGTGGTCAAATTGTTGGACGGGGCGACGACCAAAATCCAGGCGGGCACCAACTCGGACGAGGCACACGCCGAAAACATCATCACGGGCGTGCACAGCAACAAGTCGCTGGGGGTCATCGAGCACGGCAAGCTGGAGTTTCGCTTCGAGTCGCCCGACATGAAGGGCATCACCGGCGACTCGGACACGGTGATCCGCCGCAAAGACGAGGGGATCGCAAGGGCGTCCCTGGCCATGTTCATCCTGCTCGGCTCCAAGGATGCGGGATCCTGGGCACTGTCCCGGGAATTGGGGGACATGTTTTTCCTGGCCGTCGAGGCGTACCTGGGCAGCATTGCCGACACGTTCAACCGGTTCGCCATGCCGGTCCTGTTCCGCTACAACGCCTGGCCGGGCCTGACGGACTATCCGCAGCTTACCGCGGCGGTCAACCGCCGGGTGGACCTGGAGCAATTGTCTACCGTGGTCAATAGCCTGGTGGGTGCCCGGGTGCTGACGCCCGACGACGAGCTGGAGCGGCACGTCCGGGAGCTGGCCGAGCTGCCCGAGGCGGATCCGGGCACGGCCCGCAAGGAGCCGGTGCCCGTCGTCGTGGCCCCGCCGGGGCAGGGGGGGCAGCCGGGCGAGGGCGAGGGGGCCGACGCCGAGACGGGCGAGCAGGAGGGCGAGGGCGAGCCCGAGGGGCAGAGCCGCCGGCATCCCCAGGGACGGGGGCATACGGGGCAGCGCCGCCCCGAGTCTTTTGCCCGCGGGGCAGCCAGGGGCCGGGCCTACACCCAGGCCACCGACGCCTACCAGGCGAGCCTGCAATCCCAGTACGACGCCTGGGCGGCGGAGACGGCCCGGGAGTTGGCGAAGGTAGACCCGGACGACGAGGACGCTTTCCGCCGGAAACTGGACGACCGCCTGGCCGTGGGGCTCCTGCTCCTGAAAAAGCTGGGCTGGTTCAACATCCCGGCGGCCTTTATCCTGGGCTTCGGCGAGCCGGCCGGGCCGGACGAGCGCAGGATGGTGGACGACGAGATCGCGGCCAACGACGGCTACCTGGAGACCGAGCTATTCGCCGACATCCGGGGCACGCTGGAGGGCAAAATCGACGCGGTCCTGCTCCTCCTCCGCTACGGCGACACGGGCGAGGCGGTTGACACCATTACCGGCCTGCTCTCCTCGTTCCGGGCGCGGGTGGGCCGCTACGCCGGGCAGTTCTGGCACGCGATCCAATCGGGCATCGTAGGCCGCCTGAAAAAGCCGGAGGCGCCCGGCGCCCCGGCGGATCCGCAGGCGGGCAAGCGGGTGCGCTGGGTCCTGGACGCGGGCGCCCGGCACTGCGTGGATTGCCTGGAGTTTGCGGGCGAGTACAACAACATCTATGCCCTACTGGCCGCGACCCGGCACATCCTGCCGGGCCAGGGCACCAAGTGCTCGGGCAATTGCCGCTGCCATCTGGAGGTCGAGGTCTCTTCGGGGGTGTGGGAATGGCTGTAAAGCCGGTGCGTATCGTCGATCTGTTCTCCGCCGAGGCGGCCGCCCGGGTGCTGGCCGGTGACTGGGTCTGCCTCCTGCCCCTCCTGCCCGGTGACGGGTATTGGCGGGGCGGGGAGTTCCGCCCGGTCACGGCCGAGACACTGGCGGCCATGGCGACGATCTACAAGGACCGCACGAGCCTGGGGCTGCCCGGCCGCCTATCGGTCAACGCCGAGCACGAGGCGGAGCTGGGGGCCTACGGCTGGATCACGGACGTCCAGGCCCGGGCGGACGGGCTATATATCAAAATCGATCCCACCAAACGGGGCGCGGACCTCTTGGAGGACGACGCCTTTGCCTACCTCTCTGCCGAGGTGTGGTGGGAGTACGAATTGCCGGCGACGGGTCAGATTATAGGCCCGGTGCTGTCTGGGGCGGCTTTTACCAACGATCCTTTTTTCGGCGAGGCGACGGCCATGTATAGCCGCCGGGCCGCCGAGCGGTTCATGACGGAAGGGGGCGGCATGGAAGGCGATCTAGAGCAGAAAAAGGCGTGGGCACGGTCCATGCTCCTGGATTTCATCGGCGGCATGTTGGGCCTGGTCCGGGAGCTGGGCTGGAAGGCGCAGGATCTACGCTGGCTGGCCGAGGATGGGGCCGTCTCCCTGGAGGCGGATTTGGAGGAGCCGCGCAAGGCCATGGTCCTGGCCCTGGCCGAGGCCGCCGGCGAGCTGCCCGGCCTGTACGCCATGCTGGGCGGCGACAAGTTTCGTGGGCAACCGGCCGCGGGGCCGGCTACGGATAGGGGCAAGCCCGGGCAGGGCGCGCCCCACAAACACAGTTCAGGAGGTAAGACAATGGAAGACGTGGAACTGAAGCCCGAGGAGCTCCGCGGTCTGCAGCGTTTCCTGGCCGATCCTGTTGCGTTCCTGTTCGGCAGGGGCGGCAAGGAAAGCGGCGGGGGGCCGGCGGCCGAGGATTTTGCCGGGCAGATGCAGGCGCTGCGCGCCGAGTTCGCGCAGCAGATGGAGGCCGCCCGGGCCGAGTTCGCCGCGGTCCAGACCGAGCGCGACGCCCTGGCGGGGCGGGTGCAGGGCCTGGAATCGCAGCTCACCGGCGCCGAGGAGGCCCGCCTGGCGGAGCGGTTCAGCCGCCGAGCCGAGGAGTTCAAGGCCCTGGGGGCCAAGGCCGAGGAGCTGGCCGGCCATCTCCAGTGGCTGTACCAGGCTGACAAGGGCGGCGAGCACTTTGCCTACTTTGACGCCCTGCTGGCCGCCAACGACGGGGCGCTGGCCCAGTCCGCCGCATTCAGCGAGGCAGGTATCGGCGGCCCGGCGCCCCATGGCACGCCGGCCGAGCAGTTCAGCGCCCGCGTCAAGGCGCTCCAGGCGGCAGACCCCGATCTGGAGTACCAGGACGCCGTGGCGCGGGTGGCCCGGGAGGACCCGAGCCTCTACACCGAGGCCTTCCGGCCCAAGGCCCGGGAATAGCCCGGGAGAAACCGCAGGAGGTTTAGACCATGGCAGTTGCCAGTAACGTCCATCTGACCACCACGCTGGAAGCGGCGGCGGATCTGTCCAGCCACCGCTACAAATTCATGAAGGGCAGCTCGGGCCAGGTGACCGTCGCCGCAGCCGTTACCGACCCCTGTGTCGGCGTGCTGCAGAACAAGCCAGCCGCCAAGGGCCGGGCGGCGGAGTTGGTCATCGTCGGCGAGACCAAGATGATCGCGGGGGACGCCATCGACGCCCTGGCCCTGGTTACCACGGACACGAGCGGCCGCGCCGTGGCCGTGACGCCGGGCTCGGACGTGACCTGCTATATCCTGGGCCGTGCCCTGGAGGCGGCGGGCGCCGCCAACGACATCATCCGCGTGGCCGTGAATTGCATCAACCCGGCCCGGGCGGCCTAGCCGCGCCGGACCTGTAGCCTTATCAATCTAAGGCCATACACTCAGGAGGTGTAACTATGGCAGGACAGCCTGGAGAGGGCGACGTTCACGTCAACGCATTGCTGACCCAACTCAGCATCGCGTACATGAACGAGATGTACATCGCCGAGCGCATCTTTCCCGCGGTGCTGGTCAACAAGCAGTCGGACATCATCCCGAAATATGACCAGAGCCACTGGTTCCGCGATGAGGCCAAGCAGCTCAACTCGGTCGAGCCCCCGCCGGTGGGCGGGTACGAGGTCGATACCGACTCGACCTACTTCTGCAAGAGCTACGGCATCGGCCACGTCATACCCGACGAGGTCCGCGGCAACCAGGACAGCCCGTTCGACGCGGACCAGGACGGGATCGCCTGGCTGGGCGACCGCATGCTCATGCGCAAGGAGCGCTTTTTCGTGAGCAACTTTTTTGCCGCGAGCAAGTGGGGCAACGCGGACGCAACGGGCGGCTCGGACTTTACCAAGTGGTCCACCTACGCCACCTCGACGCCCATCGAGACGCTGCGCGCCTACAAGCGGACCGTCCGCCGGGCCATCGCCCGCAACCCCAACAAGCTGGTGCTTGGCGATCTCGTCTGGGACCGCCTGGAGGATCATCCCGACATGTTGGACCGCATCAAATACGGGGCTTCTCAGGCCGCACCGGCCATGGTCTCCCCGAACCTGGTCGCCCAACTTCTGGGCCTCGATGAGGTCCTGGTCGGCATCTCCATCTACACCGCCGCCGAGGAGGGCACGGCCGAGGCGAGCGTGACCTATACCGCCAACTGGGACGACGACGCGCTGTTGCTTTACGTGCCGTCTCGCCCCAGCCTCCGCAACCCGGCGGCCGGCTACACGTTCGTGTGGCGCACGGCCCTGGGCGGGCCGCGCTACGTCCGCAGCCGCCGCGAGCCCCTCGGGGAGCGCGCGGACCTGCTGGAGATGTTCGAGAACTGGGACATGCAGATCACGGCCTCCAAGGCCGGGCAGTTCCTGGTCGACGCCGTCGACTAGCCGGTACGACGTACGACAAAGGAGGGAACGAAACGACATGGCTGAGAAGGCAGGCAAGATCATCGCGGAGCGCGACAGGCACGCTTTCGCGCTCCGCGAGTTCACCTACGACGACGATACCGGCCCCGTCGACCGGGGCCAGGTGGTCGAGCTGCGCGGGCACGTCAACGACGCCAAGCTCCTCACCCTGCGCTACCTGGCGCCCTGCACGCCGGGCCAGGAACTGCTGCAATGCGGGGTGTGCGGGAGGCTGTTCATCGACGACGTCG